CAAGTGAATCAAGTGAATCAAGTGAATCAAGTGAATCAAGTGAATCAAGTGAATCAAGTGAATCAAGTGAATCAAGTGAATCAAGTGAATCAAGTGAATCAAGTGAATCAAGTGAATCAAGTGCCGAGAGCAGCGAGAGCCCCAGCGATGAAAGTTTCGGAGGTAGTGAAGATTCCAGCGATGAAAGTTTCGGAGGTAGTGAAGATTCCAGCGATGAAAGTTTCGGAGGTAGTGAAGATTCCAGCGATGAAAGTTCCGGCTTATTTAGCGGTGCCTGATTATTGCACCTCCAGACAGAAATTGAGATCATGGCAGACACAACTAATATCATAACCTGTAGGAATTGGGACAACGAAGTCGACTACACAAAAAACGCAGGAGAAGACGGGGAACAAGAAGGCGTTTTTCGGTGGAGCAAGCGGACCCTGATCGAGCTGCAGAAGAGAAAAGGTGCCCCTCCTGGCGATCCGTGCCAAGTAGATGTGATGCTGGTGGTCGATTCGCAGATAGCAAATACTGCTGCTGTTGAGGATCTTCAGTCTGGTGCTCTTCAACCATTGGTCGATTGGCTCGAAGAGAACACAGAAACCTACCAGCTGGGACTCATAACCTTTCGATTAGATGACGGTACTGTTGAAACAGACCTTCCATTTTCTCTTGATAATGGAACAGCTTTTCTGGCAGCGATGGACGCAATTTCAATCACAGAAAATGCGGGAGGTTCGCCCAGCAACGACAGACCCACTGAGATCGCTATGGTTGCTGCCAGGGATGCCGTCTGGAGACCTACGGCGAATAAGGTGTGCATTCTGTTGAATCAAGGAGAGACCGGCCTCACAGCGAAAGTGTCGCAGTATCAGATAGCGTACACGATGGCCAATGCTGGCATCGAAGTCAACGCAATCACGACTCCCTATTGGCCTGCAGGCACGTTCAATGCCGACTCCAGCGAGATCAATGGAAAGACAGCATTGAGTGGTGGGGGATCTCATTCAGAGATTTTGTCAGATGGCACTGCTGACAACAATGGAGGCACTGTACTTCTTCCTGATCATATATTGTCGCTCATCAGCGGTCTGTGTCCACCACCGGACGATTTGTACAGATGTGCTCGTCCTTTCTGTGGTGATTGTACTTGTACGTGCGAAGAAATATGCGTATCCGTCACGAACATGACCACAGATGAATGGTGTGAAGGCATCGCCTCATTCGACGGGGAGTTGTGCAATGACAAGTCTGCTGCTCCTCACTGGTCTGGGACACTTGATTGCGATCCTAGCGGTTCGATGGATGTGGAGTTCTCGCTTCAACGGAATGCGGAAACAGACGCTTGTGAGTTGATCGGGACGATCGTGGGCAGTGTGGGAGCATCGGCTGCTGTCGACGTAGATCTGGAACCTGTTTCGGTATCTACGTGTTACGATATACGAACCTCTTTTGAATTCGAAGTGGGATTGGAAACATACTCCGTTGCCATTCGTTGTTTGGAATGCGGCAATTGCGATCCTGAGATTTGTATTGAATGCTGTGATTCGGTTCCTCCGTATCCACCAGCCACGTTGATCTGTCGAATCACACTTGCGACTGTTACACAACCGGAACCTCCTGAACCTCCATTCTCCACTGCTTGTTGGGAGGATTTAGAATTTCCCATTTCGTTTTTGTACGACATCGATGAAGACACAGAGGATGTTTGCATAGGAGCTGGCAGCACTCGCCGCGTCGATTGTATTGGGAATTTGCTGAATAATGAATTCAACACGGATTGCTGTACTGGAGGTCAATGGATAGGAGGCAGCGGCAATGGATGCGGTGATATCGATGTCTGCTTCGTTCCTTGCGGTACTCTCACCTGTGATCCACCACCTCCTGGCGAAACGCTAACTTCATGGGACTTGTACATTGCAGTAGGGGGAAGCCACTGCAGTGAGGGCAAACTTTGTTTGATCTGCCACGATGAGATAGCATGGGGAGTGGAAGGCTACCATGATTGCGGGGCTATTTTGTTCACTGTCGGAACAGGTAGTGTGTCACTTCAGGTTGATATATCCGAGACATAAAATGCACGAGATCACAAGACAGCGGTTGGTTGAGATGAAAGCCAGGAGAGAAAAAACGACGTTCAAGGTCAGTCGTTCCTCATCTGGATCAGAAACCGCTCGTCGTTTCAATAAGCTGCTCAACAAGAGCAAAGTGGGGACGTTTTTGGCTGTCGACATCAAGTGGTTGACTGGTATCAAAGGTGGGGAGGGTTGTGGTTGTAAAAATTTAGCTGACGAGATGAACAGAAAAGGTCCTGATTGGTGCGAGAAAAACATCAAATACATTCAGGATAAAATGGTAAAAAATCGGAATGCGTTGGCAAAAGTGACTGGTGTTCCTGAATCAATACTGGGTACAAAGCCGGGGTTGGTCGCGTTGAAAGCTGGGGCATACATACTCGTCACAAACGCGATTCGAAAGGATCGCATTCGTCACGCAAAACAAGAAGAAGAACTGAAAAGCAGTTGACAGCAGATCCAAGATCAGAACAGAAACAGAGACAATGCTTGCGTTCACGGATTCGGACTACCAAGAAACGGATTTCTCAAGGCTCTTAATCAACACACCGGGGGCATTTCTTGTGTGTGGCGGTCCATCTGCCAACAATATGGATCTGAAATCTCTGAACAACAGAGGCATCTTTTCACTAGCAGTCAACAATGTAGCAGGGCACTCGGAATTCAAACCGAGTGCCTTTGTTTGTTCTGACCCTCCGGAGAAATTCCACCTGGGGATATGGAAAGATCCATCCATTATGAAGTTCGTGCCCCATCCCAAGCTGAGAAAAGGAAGATCAGTGCTTGTGGAGAGACGTGGGGCTGGAGACTTCCGTAAGATCAAGCTCTCAGCTCGTGACTGCCCCAATACGTGGAGTTTCTTACGCCGGGCATGGTTTACCCCAGACGATTCGTTCTTCACAGAGGGAGCATCCTGGGGCAATCTGGATGCAGGTGTGAAAAGGACAGGTCTACCAAAAACTGCTTGTACGATGCTGCTGGGTATTCGTTTATTGTACGAGTTCGGCGTTCGGAAGATTTACCTTCTAGGTGTCGATTTTGATATGACTCCTGGCTATTCGTTTCCACAGCACAGGGATGATGGATCCATCAAATCGAATAACAATCAGTTTCGAATCGTCAATGAGTGGTTGACGAAGATGGAAACAGACGGGGTATTCGATCGAGCGGGGCTTCAGATCTTTAATTGTAATTTATCGTCCAAGTTGGAAGCGTTCACGAAGATCGGGTTCGGTTCAGCCATGGCAGATATTCTTTGTGACTTTCCAGCCGAACCTTTTGATTTAGAAGGCTGGTACGAAAAGCAGGCAGTACAATGAAAGCAGGACTTGAAACAGAACCTTCAGAACAGGACGACGAATGAGCAACTATCAATGGGAAGATAAATGTTGGGGCAGAACGAAGCAGTTGTGGATCACTGCCGGTCCTCCGATGACAAAGCACATTTTGGAAATGAAAGCAAATACGTTTTGTTCCTTTCATTATCACAGAAACCGAGCTAATGTTTTTCATGTACTGAGTGGTCACGTTCGGCTCATACTCTTGAATGGTTTGACACTCAGTCCTGTGGATCTGAAAGAGAACCTGGTGTTCATAGTTCCGGCACGGGTGTGCCATCAGTTTCAGGTAGTCGAAGACAGTACGATGGTCGAAGACTACTTCTGCGAATCAGGAGCCGTCCCCAATCCAGACGACATAGAACGGCTTTGGCCGGGAGGTGTGACCTCAGAGAAGTTGATGTCGATCAGTCCTCGTCTTTTGCTGCCCAATGGACAGTTGTGGGTGCCTTCAGCTCCAGGAGCTTTATTGGAGTTGCCAAATGCAGTTTGATATCGTGCTTGGCGTCGATCTGGAACACATGCCCCATCTTAGGCGGGTGTGGCCGAATTGGCAGCAGTACAAGCCTTCACTGTTCGAGCATCAAATCATAATCTTCTACGACAGCTCAGTCGATCCGGAGACATTGCGAGTGGTCGTTGGGCCAGATCCAAAGCTGGTCTCATGGAGACCGATGGCTCATTACTCTGACGATGGTACGAAGTGGACCAAGCCCCAGAGGCAAAAGATGCTGGCCGGGTTTGTGTACACAGCGGCACTGAACGTGAAGTCTCCTTACTGGTTGAAGTTAGATCTGGATGTGATCGCCTCTGGTGTAGATGACTGGATCGATCCGGATTGGTTCGAAGGTGATCCAGCCATCATATCACATCCATGGGGGTACACAAAGCCAGCTGATCAGATGATGGAATTGGATCGTTGGCTGATTGACAGTCGCAAAAGCATGTATCCTGAGTTCATGGAAAAGTGCAGCTGCCTCAACCTTGCTCCCATTCCGGGGCACGGGATGTTATCCCACAAGCGAATCATTTCCTGGTGTGGGTTTTTCCAATCGGAGTTTACTCGGATCTGTTCGATGGCGGCTTCTGTTTCTTGTGGGCATGGGAAGCTCCCAGTTCCATCACAGGACGGGTATATGTGGTGGATGGCACAAAGCCAAGGGCTTCCAATCCATCGAGTAGGAATGAAGCGGAGAGGCTGGATCCATCGATCCTCACTGAAGAATATGGACGCAGAACTGGAGAAATTGAATGTGGATGGAGCTTCTGGTTAAGTTGCTGCTACGAGTGATGCAGTCCCTTTTCGTTATCTGCATCGGCTGGTCAGTATTGGAAATTTACGAATGTGCTTATTACGCAAAGAAGGAACGACAGAGCGATGACTAAGCGAGTTTTTTATCTGATGTCAGGTTCGGCTCATTGTCCGTATTTGGTGACCAGCCTGCACAGTCTTCGGAACACGGCTCATTTCACTGGAGAGGTCGAGGTGTACGCTTGGCCGGATTCGATCGAGTTAGTGTCTCGGATCGCGGAAGATCTGGAGTTGGGAATTCGTGTCATTGAGCGAGAGCCTGAGTATCGCGGCAAGAATTCGCAGTTCCTTGACAAGATTCGATTGGCTCAGTCCATGGAAGATGGTGTGAATCTGTATCTGGATGCGGACACGATGCCGGTGCAGGAGTTAGATGTGTTATTCGCTGAGGCAGAGAACAGCTTCGTTGCTACACAGTTTGGAAACTGGGTGTCCAATGAAGGCATGCCGCGAAAGAGAGTCAATCGGCTTACTGAGTATTTTGAATCCGATTGGTTGGATGCGGCTTTGATGCACCCTTTCCCAAGCCCGAACGGAGGGGTGTTTGCATTTACTGAGCAAGCGGGGGATTTGTTGGCTTACTGGGAACAGTGGACGAATCGAGTCAAGAAGAACATTTTCATTGCTGATGAGGCTTGCTTGCATGTGATGGTTGCTGCTTTCCTCGGCAAGGGTCTCTGGTGCTCTCCAGGCTGCTGGAACTCTTCCCCGAAGCACAAAGTATGTTCTGATGAAGAAGTGAAGATCTGGCACTTCCATGGGGACTCAAACGTACGCAGGAAAGACGGCAAGTTCAAAAGTCAGAAGGGGTACGATGTGTGGTGGCCGGTTTTTCAGGAGTGCTTGGATCAGAATGTGGGTGGAGTTGCTGAGTGGTGTAAGTCAGCTGGAAATTCTGACATAAATTATCTTTTAGGAGGAAAGCAATGAAATACCGACGACTCGCAAAAAATGAGATCATCGTGTACGGGGATGAAGTTGATCGGTGTTCAGATGCTTGGACTTATGTTCCGGTATGGGAACCTGTGCATGATGATGACATAGGAAAACTTGCTCCAGATCCACAGTATCCTTCCCATCGACAGTACCGGCGGGCGATCGCAGCTGGTGTTCGGAACTACACAGATCGTCGCAAACTGGCTCTGGAGGAAGAGCATCGGGTAGCGTTCGAGCCGCTTGAAAATCAGGTGTCCATTGGGATCCAGGATCGTAGCAATTTCAGCTTCACTCGCAATTGGTTTCGGCAAAGAAACCAGAGCACATGGAGCACGTTCTTCCCAGGTAGGTTCAAGTCGACTGAGCCGCACAAGATGCTTCAGATTGGAGTCTTTGAGGGCCAAGATCTCGTGTGGTGTTTGCAGAACATTTTAAGCCATCCGAGAAGTAGAGTGATCACGATCGATCCATGGGAGTCTACTCGGAAAATTGACACAGAGCACATGGATGCTGTGATGCAAAGGGCTCGTGTGAATTTGGCTCAGTTTGGAAATCAAGTTGATGTCAATCGTGGATATTCTCAGCAGTTCCTCAAATCAAAGCATCCAGCACTGATCAAAAAGACCTTTGATCTGGCGATCATCGATGGTGATCATACAGCAGATGCAGTGTACCAGGATGCGATCTTGACGCTGCCTCTGATGAAGAAGGGCAGCTGGATGGTGTTCGATGATGTTCGAAATCGAGTTCGGAAAAAAGATCATGTACAGCAGGGGCTCGATCGTTTCATTCGATTGAATCCCGGAGCTACTCAATTGGCTTGGCGGCACCGATACTGTGATTGTCTGGAGGTTCTGTGATGGCTGAGCAGCACCAATTCGATTGCCATGAGGATTATGTCAAAGCTCAGACGAAGTTGACTTCATTCAAAATAAATAGAAAGAAGACCACTCGCTGCTTCTGCGTTGATGCTGTTGTTGCTGTCATTGAAGAGCATTTTGATCCTCGATTGACAGACCCTAGAGGGCTGTTTGGTTTATGCCATGGGGTTCGGACGGGACAAGAGCTTGACATGTTCGAAAATGCGTTCGGAGGTGGTTGGGTAGGCACTGAGATTTTTCCTGAAATCTGCGACGGCAAACGGATTTTGAATCAGTCTTTTGATGAGTTGCCTGCTTCGTGGTGCGGAGCTTTCGATATTGTGTACTCGAATTCATTCGATCACTCCCGATACCCAAGAGGCACGGCATCGACATGGGTGGAAGCATTAGCCCCTGGCGGTCGACTGTTCGTCGAATGGACGGAGTGGCATGAAAAGCTCGGTAGCAGAGGAAACAGAGCTGATTGCTACGCGGCTTCTTTGGATGAATACATTGAAGTGTTCAATCGAGCGGGGGAAGTTGAAACAGTCCTAGATGCCTTTGAGCAGTGTGAAAGAAAGATCGTGGTGGTAAAATGCAAGCAGAACTGATCAGACTCATTCAAAAGCACTGCGGCCCTCATCCAACCATGGGGGCTGAGATTGGCGTCTGCAAAGGGGAGACTTCAGTTCAGTTGCTGTTGGCTTTCCCACAGACTCATCTGGTGTTTGTTGATCCTTGGATTGAATGGCCAGCAGGATCGACATACCACGACGCTCACAAACGAACGGGCCGGTGGGATCAGAATGCTTGGAAAAACGTAGAGCAAGCAGCTCGGGCCAGGATCGATTCCTACGCTTTACCAGAGCGGTATGAAATCCAAAAAGAGCTGTCCACAGTGGCGGCTGAAAGGTACGCAGACGACGCTTTCGATTTCGTTTTCATTGATGCCAATCATACGGAAGAGTCTGTATCTGCAGACATCAAGGCTTGGTTGCCAAAGACAAAAAAGCTTCTGTGCGGGCACGACTACGGCAGATCTTACAAAGGAGTCAAGCGAGCTGTAGACAACTGGTTTGATGAATGCGTAGAGGCTCCAGGGGCTCGTCTCTGGGCTGTGGATCTTGAGAGGTGGAGGCTATGATTCGCTACGAAAGGTTTTCGTTTGCGGCGGCTCCACGGACTGCGTCAACGTGGTTCATTCAAGCTTGTGATGCTGCTGGGTTCGTCTCCAAAGAAGGCAATGTCTTTTCCAAGCATGCCCCAGATACAGATCCAGGCATTTACAAGGTGTCGATGGTACGCAGGCCGGTCGATTGGCTCCAGTCCATCTACTATTCACTCAGTGGGGGTTTGATTGGAGAGTTGCAATTTGATGCCATCAGCATGTTCGCTCGCAATGCGATCAACGTAGAAGACTTTTTTGAAAAGTACCTACAATCAGAGCACAGGGTTGCAGATGCTTTCAATGTGTATCAGCCGAATTCTGTGGTACGGGTGGAAGATCTACCATGGGCTGCTGTCGAGCTGTTCGAGAGTTTCGGGGCATCAGAAGAAGAAGGCAAAGCGGTGGCTGAGTTGCCCAAGGTCAATTCTACCAAGTTGGCTGGATTCCCAGAAAACAAGTTCCCGCCATTGGATCGTAAATTGAGAAGGCGAGTGTTTGAGAAAGAGCGAGATTTCTGTGAACGGTGCGAGTATTTCTAATGACAGATGATGAGCTGCCCCTCTCGTGGGATGACAAGGGTTACGCCAACAAGAAGTGCCAGCTGATCGATGCTCAGATGGAAATGCACATCGATCCGTTTGAGCCTTGTCAGTTCCCACCGGGTTCTCCCCAAAAAGTGGCAGCAATGGCGGCACGGTTCTCAGTCGGGATGTCGTTGTGGAATTTTGGAGACGCAGATCATTCCAGTATTTTGAGGATCGTGGTCGATGAAGAGCATTGAAATCGTATCGCACTGTTGGGCTGGAGAGCTCAAGATCTATGCTCAGCTGTTGCGGCTGCAGATCAGTTCTTTGATCCTCAGAAGCAAGCACGAGTGCCAGGTGACGCTGTCAGTGGTGTATTCTCCTGGGGATGAGCACACTACGAAAGTGGTGGACTGGGCAGAGAAGGCTTTGAGTTTCAGAGACGTAGTGCTGAATCGGATACCAGTACCTCGCAAGTTGCTATTCCAGAGAGCGGCGGGCCGGAATATCGCGGCACTCAGAACAGAAGCTGATGTGGTGTTTTTTACTGATTGTGATTATCTATTCACTGGTACGTCACTAGATGACGCTCTAACGGCCTGCCTGACAAGTCCGACAGCTATTACGTTTCCAACAGAAGTCAACGCCAGTCGGACACACAGCCACGGAGACAGCACGATACTGACAGCGGACATGAGCCCATCCATGTTGTGTGATATCAATCTGGATGACTTTGCTATGACTCGATATGGCAAAGCGATCGGGGGTATCCAGATCGTGGCGGGCGATCGTTGTCGATCTCTTGGATACCTTCCCAATTCGAAGTGGACTCGACCACTAGCTGACATCAGCCGGGGCTTTTTGCCTTGTCGTTGTGATGTTCGCTTCCGTAAATCAGTTGGTGAAAAAAATGAAGCTGACATAAATGGAGTATGCAGAGTAAGGCATTCGCAAAGAGGGAGGGATTGTTCCCGATGATCACACAAGACACAGTGGAAAAATTATTAAGGTACAATGCAGTTACAGGTGAGTTCCATTGGAAGAAGAGTTCAGGATCGAAGTCTGCTGGATCGGTTGCTTCTCATGTTGGAAAGTTGGGGTATGTTCAAATTAGAATAGATGGGGTTCTGTACTATGCTCATCGGTTGGCTTGGCTGGTGTCTCATGGGTGCTTTCCAACAGCACAAATTGATCACATCAATCACAACAGATCTGATAACCGATTGTGCAATCTGAGAGAAGTGTCCCATGCGGAGAATCAACGCAATAAGGGGATGAATTCTCGAAATAAATCAGGGGTTACTGGGGTATTTTGGGATTTTGTAAATAATAAATGGAAAGCACAGATTAAATTTGAAGGCAAAGTAGTGAATCTGGGAAGGTTTTCCGCCAAAACCGATGCTATCGCTGCTCGCACTGCCGCTGAAGCAAAAGCAAACTACCACCCCAATCATGGAATTGGGGAGCGGGGTCGAGATTGCTGAAGGGTTATTTTCCGTAATCTTTCAGATATTTCCCCTTTGGCTGCTCTTCTCCCTCAAAAATGTCGTACAATACTTGTGTGACGTGACTTTTGAGGTTTCTTAGAGAGGAGATGTGCCGTGCGTGTTCCAACTGTAATTCACCTGAATCGATTCCGTGAGTTGATCATGGAAGACATCGGGGTGGAAGTTCCAGACGTGCTGACGTTCAAAGTGAACGATCTGGTGGAGTTGATGAACGTACCACTCAACCGCCGGTTCTTTGGTCCCTTGAGTCCTCTGGTAGAGAATGCCATTGTGAACATCCAGTACGGGCTAGCATTGGGGACCGAAGCGATTATTGTAAAGTACAGCTATCTGATTGATTTTGCTGATAAGCATGGGGATGACGAGCGTGTAGTGACCAAGATTGTTTACCCTGGCGGGGAGGTACAAGTAGCATGACGTGTATTTGCAGTTCATTTAATGTGCAGTTGGAAGGAGATGTGAAATTTTACGATCCGGATGACAAATGCTTGCGGCGGGATGACGGAACCAAATATCGATTCTATTGGCTCGGCTGTCCAGCTCATAAAGGTCGTTCTTTCAGAAAGACCCCTTCATTGGTTGTGGGGTTGAAGATAGCCAACGAACTAGAAAGGTAAGCTGATGGAGTGCCCACACTGCAACAAGCAATCAGTTTTTGAGGCTGTGGAGATGATGAAGTTCAGACCTACCATTGAGAACTGGAATCTGGACAATCCACTGCATCAGCTGCCTGCTGCTTTGTACACTTGCGTCGAGTGTGATGGGACAGTCAAGATCGATCTCAAGTGTCATTATTTGCAAGCCATCGAAACTCCGTTGATCTTCGACGACACAGCGAAGCAGATTCTTGCAGCGGCCAGGAAAGATCGATCGAAGCCAGTCCCCAGAAGCATCATCGTGGCTCTGCGTCAGCGGAATTTCAAGAGAGTGCCTGACGATATGACCGGCTTGGATGTGGTTCGTTTGATTCTGGGCCAGACATGATTCCCCTTTATTTTCACAATCTTTGTGATTTCAAGGGGATTAGAGTGGTCTTTTCCCCTTCGAATGCCGTATAATAAAGATGTGACGTGAGTGGTGTTCTTGAGAGGAGAAAAGTGAGATGGGCAAACTGATTTATTCTGGATGCATCGGCAATGGAAAGCTGAAAGAACTGGAAGTGATTCAGCTGAAGAGCGGTCGAGTTCGAATGATGCTGGCGGCTGGTGGCTGCTATGGTCAGATCTTTGAAGGGTCGATTGAAGAAGCCCGAGCGGAGTACAAACGACTGAAAAAGGAGAACTGAGATGAGTGACAATACTGTTGAACCTAGAACCTATTTCATTCCAATTTGCTGTTTGGAAGAGCTGACGGCCAAGATCGAGAAGCTGAATAAACGGGCCAAAAAACTGGGAGCCACTCCAATCGGGATGGAAGTTGGGGACAAATCTGTTCGGTACGGTATCCACGAAATGGATACCATCGCATGGGTGGAAGTGGTTGAGCCCCATCACAAGCCCACTGGGCAGGTCATAGAAGTCCGAGAAGTGACTGTCACAGGGGAATCCCCCAAATATGACGGGTGGACGTTCCTGGCGACTCTGGAGCCTGTGGGCGAAAAGAACATAATCCGATCGCTGGATGATGAGTGTGACTTGTCAGAGTACCGGGATCGAGTTGGGGAGTGTGATCACTGCCGGAAAGATCGTCGGAGAAAAGACACTTATGTCGTTCGCCACGATGATGGCAGAATGATGATGGTTGGCAAAACTTGCCTGAAGGACTTTCTGGGGCACAGCAATCCCAATTCATTGGCAGCGTGGGCATCCGCCATGTTCGGACTGGATGATCTGTTTTCCGGGTATGCTGATTCTGATGGATTCGGGGAGCGGTCGGTCGGCAGCTGGTCACTGGAACTCTTCCTGGGATACGTGGCTGGCTACATCCGAGCCTATGGTTGGGTTTCTGGAAAAGAAGCTCATGAGAGTTTGGGTGCCAAGTTCTCCACTGCCCATGAAGTGGTCGATCACCTGGCCACTCCAGATGCTTACAGAAACGAAGCTTGGAATCGTGTTGAAGAGAAGATCTTCCCCACTGCAACTTCAGTCTGTAATAAAGCAGCAGCGGCCATCGAATGGGCCAAAGCCATTGAAACCGGCAACGGCAACGACTACCTGGACAATCTGCAGTTGATCGCAGAAGCGGGGTACGTCACCCAGCGGCTGGCCGGATACGCGGCTTCCATGCTGATCGCTCATGATCGATTCTTAGATCGGGAGCTGGAGCGGCTGAAGAAAGCTAATCGTCCTGATTCTCACCATGTGGGAAACATCAAGGAACGAATGACGATGACTGTCACTTGTGAGCGGATTTTCACGAGTGAAGGAATGTGGGGAGTGACTGGGATCCACAAGATGGTTGATGCGGATGGAAATGACATTACCTGGTTCGCTTCCGGCTCTGCGGAATGGTTGGACATCGGTAACACTTACGTTGTCAAAGCCACCGTCAAAGAGCACAGCGAGTACCGGGATCGGGCTCAGACCATCGTCAATCGAGTGAAGATCATGGAAGAAGTGGCGGAAGAAGTTGCGAGTGTTGGCTGATTCAGTTACATTAGTCAATTGCAGAAATTTGGACTTAACCTGAGGAGAAACAGGATGCAGGCTTTGATGGAAGTGGACCCAGAACGGGAGACGTACGAAGACGTGGAGCAGCTGATCAACAAGATCTGCAATCGATTCGTGAAAACGTATGGCGGGGAATTTGATGAGCTGAAAGGTATTGCCAATTTGGCCTATGTTCCAGCCAGCCGAAGCTATGAACCGGGACACGGCACCAAGTTCACATCTTACATATCCACATGCGTCTGGAGGCGTCTCAAGTACCACTGTGACATCCAGCGAAGAAACGTGACGGCTCAGTCGCTGACGACAAAAGAAGGCGAACAGCGAGACGTGGAAGCCCCTGGTGCTTCTGATTTCAGAATTAGCAGCATGCTGAAACAGCTGTCAGAAGACGCGAAACAGATCGTACAGGTTGTGGTTGGCAGTCCGGAAGATTTGGCCGAGACGCTACTGCCGCCTGGGACGCACACCTTCTATGCAAGAGCTGCAGTCAATAAGTACATGAAGTCGTTGGGCTGGAAACCAGCTCGGATCAAAAAGTGCTTGGCTGATATCAAGGGGGTGCTGTAGTGCCAAGCAGTCCAATGCCTCACCAGAAAGATGGCATCAAGTTCATCGAGAAGCATCACGGAAGGGTGCTTCTCGCTGACGATATGGGGTTGGGAAAGTCGTTCACTTCGTTGGGGGTTCTGTATCGAAATCCTGACATGTTCCCGGCTGTGGTGGTTTGTCCAGCTGGGGTGAAGTTCAATTGGGAGCACGAAGCTCAGCATCACTTCGGATATCGAGCTTCGATCTGTGAAGGTGAAGCAGCTCCAAATCTGACGGATCGGGCCGGGATTCCCCAGCTGACGATTATCAATTACGACATCTTGGCTCCACGGAGAAAAGATGATCGAGTGGTGAAGATCAAGCCGTGGACAGATTACCTTCGGCAGCTGAAGCCGAAGACTCTGATTCTCGATGAATGTCAGATGTTGGGAGGTCGGGCAACGAAACGGACCAAAGCAATCACCAAGCTCAGCAAGGAGTTCAAGCACATCATTGCGATGTCTGGGACTCCGATTGTGAATCGACCGATCGAGCTGTTTCCAATTCTTCGGATCCTTTGGCCAAGGGAGTTCCGTTCGTTCTGGGAGTATGCACAGCGTTACTGCAATCCGAAGCTCAAGCCGTGGGGTTGGGAGTACAAAGGTGCTACCAATTTGGACGAGCTCCACAATCGATTGAGGCGGTTGGGGATGCTGCGACGAACTGAAGGTATTCTGAATCTGCCAAATAAGAAGACTTCAATCACAGTGATGCCGATGAAAGATTCCAGCCAGTATCACATGGCTGAGAATGATTTCCTGGCATGGGCTCGAAAGCACAAAGCAGACCGAGTGCATTCGATCAAGAAAGCCGAAGCTGTCAGCAAGGTGGGCTACCTTTTGCGGTTGGCGGCTGAGCTGAAGATGGATTCTTGTGTGGATTGGGCCAACAAATTCTTGGATGAGAATCCAAAGGAGAAGCTGGTGCTGTTCGCTTTCCACAAGCCAGTGATCAAACGACTGACCAAAGAAATTCCTGTGAAGTCGATCGTGATCGATGGGACCGTGACGGGCAGAGTTCGACAAGAAGCCGTCTGGCAGTTCCAGAAAGATCCACAGACTCGTCTCTGCGTGGCTCAGTTGAAGGCAGCGGGGGTTGGGATCAATCTCACAGCAGCGGCCACCCTGGCTCATGTGGAGCTGTGGCACAATCCAGCGACTCACAATCAGGCTTCCAAACGGATCCATCGCATTGGCCAGAAGTCAGACACAAACATCCACTACTTGATCGCTCAAGGTTCGATCGAAGAACGTCTCTGCAAGCTGTTGCAGAAGAGACAGGAGATCATCGCGGCGATCATCGATGGAGGCGATTCGCCAAAAGACTTCAACATTTACCAGGAGCTGGTTTCAGCTTTGGGCAAAGGAGCTTTTTCATGACGGACGAAAACAAGATTCGCGATATCGACAGGGCCAGGGAAACCATCCGGAGACCAATCCGGATCGATCCAAAAACCGTGGCAGCGATCAATTTGCGGAATATCACACACAAGATCCGACAGGACTTCAAAGCGGCTTGTGCGAAGTCCGGAATTAGTGTTCACCATGCACTGAGAGAGTACGTTGAGATGTGTATCCAAAAAGGTGAAGTGCTGACCATGTTGTACTACGACATGATCATGGAGATCAAAACACTGAAAGCCCAGATCGAAGAATTGCAGCAGCAGATAGATGACGACAGCATTCCAGATCTTTGATTATTCCCCTTAATCTTTAGGATTCCAAGGGGATTAGAGTGGTCTTTTGAGGGGAAAGTGACGTATAATAAAGATGTGACGTGAGTGATGTCTTTTGTTTGAGGAGAATTGAGATGGCCAGGTCAGTAGTGATCAAAGCGTTTGGCAAAGAGCTGGAAGTTTACTTGGTGAAACACAAGTACCCCAATGGTAGAATCGCCATCGCTGCCATCGATTTAGACGATGATGAACCCTGGGGAACACTCTCTGTCAATGTTCCAGACGCTCCTCTGTACGAAGATGAAATCATCATCAAAAACTACTCAGAGAATCACGTTTGGGCCATGAAGGTTGTGGAAGCTTTCCCCGAAATGTTCGAAGAGACTGGCCTGACTGCTCGGGTTGGCTATCGATCTTGCCCCGTGTACAAGTTCAAAGGAGGACTTTAGAGTGACTACTAAAGAGAAGAAGAGAACGAAGATCTACGAATGGGAAAAGCCGGTGGAGTTCACCGAGACATTCAAATGGGACGATCTGGATGCCACATTCAAGGCTGAGAGTTACAATGCCTGGATGCTTGATGCTTTGCCCATGATTGGAGAAATGACCATACTGGAGCACACAGAAGCTCGTGAGAAGGGCATCAAGATCGGAGATCGCATATTCTACAAGCGGCGACTGCCATTGTATTCTTTGCGGAGCCGCTGGTTGTTTTGCACTCCGACGATGAGCAGGACAGAGCTTTCTGTCTACAAAGGTCGAACTGAGCGAATGGTTCGCTTTGATGCGGAGATCGGAATCCCGGTCTTGGCCGATCAGACTTTGAGCCCGTGGATGTCGCTGACTCCAAATGAAGTCTTTACCCTTCGGGGGCAGATCAGACGAGCTAAAGGCAAAGTGGCCATGGCTGGGCTGGGACTGGGTTGGGCAGCTCGGAAAGTTCTGGAGAGGAAGAAGGTTGAGCATCTGACTGTGTACGAGAAAGATCAGGATGTGATCGATTACTTCGGCAAGAGCCTTGTGGAAGATTTTGGTGATCGAGTGACTCTGGCCTGTGGCTCAGCCTATGAAGCAGACTGGATGAGGTACGACGTTGCTCTCTGGGACATCTGGATGGGCATCGGAGACGCTGCGTGGGACAATCGGTATAATAGGATCAAAGACGAGATGATTGCCGCTGGGAAGGTCTGTGTGGGATGGGCTGACGGCAATGTGCATCGGTCTTGAGGAGAGTGTGATGATAATGATTGTGAGAAAGAGACGGGGGTACATTTCAGTGGCTCCAGCCAGGCGGATACCACCAAAAGCGTATTTGCCACCGAAGCCCAAAGTCTTCAAGAAAAAGAAACAGGCTGAAGCAGCGGCAGCTAAAATGTTGGATGATCGGTACAAAACGCATGTGTACCGAATGGGAGGCGGCTGGGTTGCTACGGTTGCCGATTATGGTGAGATCGTCCACTACGTGATCAAGGACCATTGAGTGATCTCAGACTATCTTCAAAACAGGGGAATCCAGACAGCAAATTCTTCCCACCACCATGTGAGATCTGGGTGGGTTGGATTTGACTGTCCCGGCTGCTCTCCTGGTTGGGGGAAGTTCCGAGCGGGCATTGAGCTATCGACTGGCAGAACGAATTGCTGGCATTGCGGGCTGTTGCAAGGTCGGAAGGTGTTGGTTGATCTGCTGGGGATACCATACTCCGAAGCTTGTCGGGTGTGGGCTCAGGAGTTCAAAAATCAGCACCTCTTTGTGCCTGATGCCGAAGATGAAAAACTCGGTACTCTGGAGCTGCCGAAAGGCATCGTCGATCTGATGACGATCCACAAGCAGTATCTGAAGAAGCGGGGATTCGATCCAGGGATTCTGTCAAAACTTTGGGGGATCCGGGGGATCGGCATGGCGGTCAAGCTTTCATGGAGGATCTTCATCCCGATCCATGATGATCGTGGTCGAGTTGTTTCCTGGACTACCAGAGCACTCCACAACGACGGCACTCGATACCAATCAGCATCGAACGATCAGGAAGAGAAGAACCTGAAGACGCTGTTGTATGGCGAGCACTTGGCGAGAAACACAATCGTGATCGTGGAAGGTCCGATGGATGCGTGGGCGATCGGCCCCGGTGGAGTGGCCACTCTGGGTATCGCTTACACTCAGACGCAGCTGTGCAGGCTCTCACAGTACACTCAGCGGATAGTTTGCTTCGACGCGACAGAAGATGCACAAGATCGAGCTGACGCTCTCTGTGCTCAACTGGCGGCTTTTCCTGGACTCACTGAGAATGTGATGTTGGAGACCGGAGATGATCCAGCTGATGCTGATCCAGCTGAGATCGCAGAGCTACGAGCCCGTTATCTCGAATTCTGATTATTCCCCTTAATCTTTAGGATTCCAAGGGGATTAGAGTGGTCTTCAGAGGGGTTTATGTCGTATAATATAAATGTGAGGTGTGAGTGATTGCTCTTCTCTGCGGAGGAAAGGCCCCGCAGAAGAGAGCTTTGTTTGTCGCTGATTTGAGGAGAGAAGTGATGGCTGAGAATCGAGTGTCTCTGAAAGGGATCAAGACTTTATCAACTGGAGCATTCGTCGCTTCATTCTACTGGGACGGTAAGAAGATCGGAACAGTAGAAGACGGCGGGCGGGGGGCTTGTTATCGATACTGTTTTGGGTACGAAAAGCTGCGGGAGTGTGAAGCTTGGGCGAAGGAATTTCTTGGGGATGAGGCTTCTTCAGTTGAGAATCTGGATCACGTCGTCGCGAAACTAATCGACGAGCATTTAGCAAAAAAGAAGCTGAAGTCGTGGTGCAAGAAAGGGATCGTTCTCAAAATGAAAGATGGATCTTACTTGACCTACAAAGTTGGGTACACTGTGGCTCTGGCGGATAGACTTCGAGAAAAACATCGTGACGATCTTGAGTGTGTTGTGAATGAAACTATTTGAGAGGAGAACTGAGATGAACGGATATGTTTGCTTCTGGAATGGGAAGCGGTGTGAAGTCTACGCTGAAACGATGTACGCAGCGAAGCTGAAAGCGGTAGCTAAGTTCAAGGGGATGGCCGGACGAAAGCGGGTTCATTCTCATTTGGTTGCTGTTTGTTTGGCGGAAAAGAACGGCGAAGAAGTGATTCACAATCCTATTGATTGAGGGGATATGAGATGAGAGATGAAACAGAAGGAATCCGTCGACAGATGGTCGATGAGATCAATGGGGCTGCTGCTGAGCGGAAAGAGATGGAGCAGCGGCATGGGCAGGTTTGGAACACGAAAGAGCTTCAGGAAGATTTCCAGGTGACTGGGTTCCTGGCTCCATGTGTGGTAGTCGTCAGAAGGTCTGACGGTGTGGCAGGATCGTTACTCTTTCAGGGGAGTCCTCGATTGTACTTTAACTGGGAAGAAGCGGAAAAATGACAAACGAACTGGAGCACTTAACTGTTGAAGAGAAAGCGGCTGTGTTTGCTGCTTTGAAGTTGCTGGGATTCAAGAGCCACTGTGGCGAATGGATTGAAATCACAGAAGCGGGAGCTGTTTACGTGGGATTGGTTGAGATTTTACCGGCTGGAAGTATTTCCTTTAATTCTTTGGAATTGAAGGGGAAAGAGTAGTCTTCTGAGGGGTGTCTTGCGTATAATAAAGATGTGACGTGAGTGGTGTTCTTGAGAGGAGAAAAGTGATGAGTTTTGATGTGAGTGCGGAAAAAGCGGCAGAGCTGTTTGGTGAGCTGGCCCCTTTGGTTGTGTCTCGTAACCGAGAGGTTGGCTTTGCTGTTCGCAGTGGTGCCAGTCGTCACGATGTGGTTGCTGCTGAGTTCATGCTGATGGAAGCCAATGAGACTCGTGCTCATTTCAAACATCGGGACACTCGGAACTATGTTGTTCTGTTCCGAAGCTGGCCTGATGAAGCTTGGAAGCTGCATGTTCCCAGCACCGGCAAGGCGTTTATGAAAGGTTTCTTTGACAAAGCGTGAAGAGGAGAACTGAGTGATGAAGAACGAAGTGACGGAGAAGCGGGTGTTGGATGCTGTGAGACGGCGGAACTTTGGGATGGAGAATCCTGGGTTCTGTCTGACCTGCGGCGAAGATGCCGATGGTTGCGAACCGGATGCTTGCAATTACAAGTGTGAAGCTTGCGGGGCGTTCGCTGTGTTTGGAGCAGAAGAGGTTCTGCTCATGGGTCGTTACAAATCTTGAGAGGAGAACTGAAGAATGTATGTGATCAAACGAACGGATCAGGGAGGCGGTTACTTGGCGAAAGATGGAACTGCTGGGGCGTACACTGCCGATTTTGCGAAAGCAAAAGTGTTCTCAACTCGTGTCAGTGCTGAAGCTGACCGTTGCATTGAGAACGAGATTGTGGTGTCTGTGGAATCTGTATTTAACAGCAATTGAGAGGAGAACTGAAGAATGTGTGTGAAGCAAAAAATCATGGGCCTGCTGAATATCAGCAAAGACGACGCTGCCTCTGAAGCCGAGATCGAAACGGCTCTGCGGCTGGCGAACAAACTGATGGACAGGCACCATCTGAGTGAAGGCGACCTTGATGATGCAGAGAATTCTGCCTTGGATCGAGCGGTTTCTTCTGAGAAAAAGCAGGGTCACTCCGTTGTCGGCAAAAAGATGTACATGTGGGAAAAGGTCTTGACACACTTCGTGTCTGATCTTGTGGGAGTTCCACATTATCTGAGTCGAGGGGTGATGGACAAAAAGACAGCCAGCGGTTTGGTCTTTCGAGACATAAACGGCAAAGCTGTCCGGGGTCGCTCTGTGGTCTTCTACGGAGTTGCTGAAGATGTTGATATCGCAGTTTCTCTTTACGATGAGCTGCGGCTGGTGATTATCGCTCTGGCTCGTCTTCGCTACGGTTCAGTTTTCCAGGGTGAAGGTGGGGTCTACTCTGAAGGCTTCGTCAGTGGACTGCGGTCCAATCTGAAGAAAGACAAAGCTGAGCAGAAACGGTTGGCTCAAGGCTCTTCCGATGAGAGAGCCCTGGTGCTGATCGATCGCCGGAATGATCTGATTCGGATCAAAAGCAATCTGGCCAGCAAGTGGTTGAAGAAGGAGAAGGGGATCAATCTGGTCACCAAATCCACTCGGGGAGGTGCTTCTGGAAGTAGTGACGCTCGAAACGCTGGACGTGCTGACGGTCGTGGTTATAATGTCAGTGCAGCACGAAGAAGAAAGCTCTCTTGAGCGATGAAATAGCTGGGGTGGATTTCTCCTCTCCCCCATGCTCGGCCCGATCGATGTACGTCACTCCATCGATCGGGCTTTTTTCGTGTCAAAATTTCCCCTTTATTTCCACAATCTTTAGGATTCCAAGGGGATTAGAGTGGTCTTTTGAGGGGAAAGTGACGTATAATAAAGATGTGACGTGAGTGATGTTCTTGAGAGGAGAAAAGTGATGTTGATGACTGCCGCAAGAGAAGCTGAGTCCCAACGACGGAACGATTCTGAAGACATGAGCGTTGTTGAGTCTGTTGAGATGGCAGTGATTACTGCCGGGGCTTTGTCTGCTTTTGGTTTGGTTTGTCAGTTAGCTGACTGGATAGTGGGGGCGATATGAGAGTCATAGATGCGTTCAAGGAAGTCTTTGCCGCTGCCGATGAGCAGTGCGGTCACGGTCCTGATTCGGCTGTGATCGAGTGGGTCGACAGCATGCTCCTGATCACACAGGATCCTACTGAAGATCCTGAAGTCGATGTGTTCAATGTGGGAGTTTACTCCAAAGCGGTTTGGAACGATGGGGGATGTCCTTATCTGACCAGAGAATTCAAGCAGCTGAATGATGCTGTCAATTATGTAGATGGGTTCACTGATGCGTAAATCTTGGTTTGAAAAACTGATGGGATTCAATGAGTACGATCACGATCATGACATGGTCAAAAGTCTGCTCAGGGTTTCGAGTAACGGGTTTCTGCAGTCTCGGGCGAACAGAAAGAAGTACCGCTGTGGGGTTCTGGATACTCCATCTGTGGAAGGTCTTCGCAGAGTGGCCAGCACTCACTATGGACCACCAGGAGACCGATTGAAATTTGAGCAAATTGCTGCCGATGTCACAAATCTGCATCGGGATCCAGCCAATGCCGGGGCTCTGTTCCAGGTGGCGTCTCAGTTCAATCTGCTGGAAATGGTGTCTCCTGACATGACTCCAGAGTGTGGGCTGGCGATCTATGAGAACGATCACACTCAAGGGCCAGCATGTGCCATTGCCTGCGGAGCTGGCACGATCTATCGAAACTACCTGGCCGAAGTAAACGGACAGGTGGGGCAGGACAAGAGAAATCAGATCGACTGTTCTGATGACATCGGGCACTTGCTGGGGAATGCGAGAGAAGAGCTGTGGAAGATGGCGAATGGATATCTGTTGCCGACTGTTGAAGGACTGCGAGAGATCGCCGGATGGGTCGTTGACGAGCCTGGCAGTTTACGCAACAAAGCCATCAACCTTCTGAAGATCGGGATCCAGTGGGACACTGAGGTCACTCTGGAAGACTGCGGGCATTGTGTGACTCAGGCGTATTGCTCAGCGGTCCCGGTTTCTTACTCTCGGATTTTCTCCGATGAGTGGAAAGAGTTGGGGATCTTGATTCTGGAAGGTGCCTATGAAGCCACTCTCTGTGCTGGCATCATTAACGCAGTGGCCACCGGAAATAACACGGTGTTTCTGACTTCACTGGGTGGGGGAGCGTTCGGCAATCCTGAAGAGTGGATCACCGGAGCGATCGACAAAATACTCAAAAAGTACGCAGCTTTCGATCTGGATGTCAAACTTGTCCACTATCCCAAGAGCATCAAATGATCATGGAGATTCCCCCCAAGTACCTGAAAGCAATGAAGCAGGGAACGCAAGCCCCGCCTGGTAGCATCGAAAAGATCAACATAATGTGTGATCGTCACTCGCTGGGCATGCCTTTACATGCAAAAGGCGATGCTCATCTTTTCGCTGATCTGTCAGCTAGTGAAGCAAGTAAGAGAATCCATGCAGACCGTTCGTGTGGTTTGCATTTGAGCCACAGGGGGCAGCTGCCGAAGTTCAAGAGTGAAAAACCAGGAGAGCAGGCATGATTCCCCTTAATCTTTCACAATCTTTGTGGTTTTAAGGGGAAAAGAGTGGTCTTCAGAGGGGAATCTAGCGTATAATAAAGATGTGACGTGAGTGATGTCTTTTGTTTGAGGAGAGAAGTGATGGCTGCTGCAAGAAACGAAGCGGAGTTGCCCTGGGCTGGGGGCTGGGTGTTCTTGGCCGGTTTGGTGGTCGCTGTTGTTGGTGGCATGTTTGCTTGACTTTTGTGTGAGGAGAAGACTGATGGGGATCGCGGAAATCACTTTGAAACAGTTGGGTGGGGCCGGTCGCTTGAAAGCGTTTGCTGGCGGCAGAGACTTCATGAGTGATGGAGTCAACGGTGAGATCTTGATGTTCAAGTTCAAGGGCAAGGTTGCCAACTACGTCGAAATCGCTTTGGACGCTGCCAGTGATACTTATGTTTTGAAGTTCAAGAAAGTCGGACGGATGAGTCGCAAGACTTTCAAGGCTCCCAAGGTCGTCTTGGTCGAAGAAGTCGCTGGTGTTTACTGTGACAATTTGGTCGAAGTGTTTGAGCGTGTTTCTGGTTTGTATTTGAGTTTGTGAAATATTGTGCTCGCAGAGGTCGAAGGACCTAACTGGCACATCGGGGTGCTATTTTCAAGTCTAACGGCGAAGTAGCAACGTCAAAGGCATGAAACCTGATGGGGAGTTCGAGTCTCCCAGCGAGCAGCTTTTTGAGTTTGTTGTAATCTGTTGCAATTCTTTGCAACAACCGAGAGGAGAGTTCTGATGGCCAGGTCTACGTTTCGATGCAATTTGGCAAAGTACACTGGATCTCGGGGGGTGGAAGCTCATGCCTTTCGGGCTGGAGTAGACGAAGCCTTTCGCCAGACGATGACGACAGCCGATGATTGCCATTGGACTGCGTTGAAGCTTCGAGAGGACGAGAACGGGGCTGTTTCGTGGTATGTCGATTTGCATTCTTGTCCACCACACTGGCCAGAAGCCTATACGGAAGGAGATGACTGATGCGGAGAGAATGGGCTGTGTTCCGGGGGAACTCTTTGGTGAGTCGCCACTGGCACGAAGCCGATGCAAGAGACAAATTGAGAGCCGGTTGTCATGTACGGCACTGGCGATACGGATGGGGAAATAAAGGAGGATGGTGCTGTGAGCTGCCTTACTAAAATGACAGGTGAACAATTTCGGTCTGCGAAGCTGACGATTGCAAATGAGTTGCAGCAGAGCAAAGAACGCGGCGATCGCTGCTGGCACAGGGCCTGGGCGATGGTGACGATGGTGGAGCACACCTTTTGTCACGATGATTACATCTTGTGTGGTCAGTACGTTTGGGATTATATCAACGAACTCGATCGATTTAAGCTGGAGAGTGACTGATGCCTACGAAACCACCACCACCTTTCAATCTGGATGCCAGGCCGGGGCTGGGTCCAGCTGTGTCGGCGGCGTACGATGCGTATTGTGGACTGCCAACAACAGACCAGAGCCCTGGACCGAGTGAGTACCGAGCGGCAGAGTATCGACGAATCCATGATCGCTTCGTCACTTCGGGAAAATATCCCACCTATCGTGAACTTTGGAACAAGAAGGAGAACTGAAATGAGCGGAATCAAAAAACATGGCAGTGTTTACATTGAGCTGGCGGGGAACTTTGCCCCAGAATGGCGACAACTCGTGGATGCTGTCAAAGCGTTTGAAGGCAATGATGCCAGTGTCGCAGATGCTGCTAAAGAACTGGTTGAATGTGTTTTGTATGTGACTGATGAGAAGGAGAACTGAGATGGATCCACAAGCCACCATTTGCGATCTACTGGACGCAATGCAAAGAAACGACAGAGAAGCCGTGGATGAATTGCTGGACGCTCTGAAGGGCTGGAACAAAGCAGGGGGCTTCATGCCGATCATTCGGAAGAGTTTGCAAGCAAATCAGTATAGTGTCTACCGATACGACAGAACTGATGCGTATCGTCCTGGATATGCAGAGACAAACAATTCCCCTTAATCTTTCAGAATTGAGGGGTTTAGAGTGGTCTTTTCCCCTTCAAGTGACGTATAATAAAGATGTGACGTGAGTGATGACCTTTGTTTGAGGAGAGAGAAATGAGATACTCGTTTGCTAATGCTTCAGCGGCTGAGCTGGTTGAGCTGTCCGAAGCGGGCAAAGTTGAAGTGGCTGGGAACTTGAAGATCTATCGCTTCGATGCGAACGATGGCCCATCTTTGAAGATCTGGCGGGGACGGGCAAAGAAGCCTTATGCCCACTATCGCTTCGCCAATGAAGAGCGGCGGGAAGAGTACATCAGAAAGCAGATTGCCAATGATGCCGAGAAGACCGAGCTGAAACTGAAGCACAAAGCTGAAAGCAAAGCTCGGAAAGCCGAGACGCGAAAGCGGTTCAAAGTCGGAACGATTCTGCATTACTCTTGGGGCTATGGTCAGACTCAGTGTGAGTATTACGAAGTGATCGAAGTCAAAGGAGCCTATGCGATCATTCGAGAGATTGCCGCCAAGACGGTTCCTGGCTCTGAAGGCTTCATGTGTGACAAGCGGGTTGCTTGTCCTGGTGTCTTCATCGGTCCCAAGATGCGGAAGCTGATCGGTGAGTATGGGTGCCGGATGGCATCACACTCAGCTGCAGCGAGTCCCTGTGATCCTCTGGAAGAGAATTATTGCTCTTGGTATCACTAATCAAACGGGGGGCAGTGGTTGCCCCCATATTTTTCTGAGTTTCATCTGAGAGGAGAATTGAGATGGATTTGATGACATTCCTCAGAGTCAAACCGATCGGCAGAAAGATCACTGTCAATGTCAGTCGAAACGGGGAGCCGTTTGGGCAGCTGTGGACTTGGTCCAACACTCGAACAGAACGACATCCTTGGCACAGCAAGCCTCTGGATGGAGAACACAAGACCCACAAGACGCAAAAAGCTGCCCGCAAACGTATGCTGGAAGAAGCCAAATAAACCGCAACGGCACAGGCAAATCAAGCAGATTGATCAGCTGCCTCTGCTTGCCGCAATACGGAGGAGGTGTTCGTGAAAAATCGATTTGTGTGATTACTCCCAGCTGGTTGGCCTAACCATTTCTCAGATGACGGTCTGGGGAAGATGCCGGAAGATCTCAAGCCCGTTCAGGACCAGCGAGCGGCCCAAGCGAATCTGCCGGGTGAAATTCCCGGCTTACTGTTTCCCCTTTATTTCCACAATCTTTGTGATTTCAAGGGGATTGGAGTGGTCTTTTGAGGGGTGATATGCGTATAATATAGATGTGCGGCGGGGGTCGTCGCTGTTGGTTTGTTTGAGGAGTTGAGTGATGCGAAATCGAAAAGCCAAGATGATGCTCCCTGATCGTGACGTTCGGGAGCTTCGTCTGTTGCGAGCGTGGGAGGACGCTGCTGTTGACGCTGGTTGGACTTGGTCCGATCGTCATGATGTTCTTTCTGACGCCAAGTCTGCTGATCGGAAGCACATGCTGCGTGTTCTTGCTGCCAACACTGTTGGAGACGATACGCTTGCCATGCTTGCCATGGCTCTTGCCGATCCTATGGCTCTGTCTGTTTGATGCTGAAGGCCAGTGATCCGATGACTGCTGATGACAAGTCGCTCTTGTCATCCGGGGCACCATCCGCTGGCTTTCTCTTTCCCGGCTGCTGTAGAGGAGAATTCTGATGAGTGACAAAGAAAAACGGGCTACAGAAGATTCATCACTGATGAAAGTTTGTGAAGCAATCGGAAAAATGAGCCAGAAGGAACTCGACCGATTGTGATTTGAGATCGATCTTCGATCCAACCGATTGAAAGGATTACTGCCATGAGTGACGTTCAACTGCAAAACAAGCACAAGAGTTTGCATCTGCCAGACGGCGGGATCCTGCTCTACCGATACGAAGAAGGTGATTGTGATACGATCGCCTGGCCGCTGCGGAAAAAGCAGCACAGCCAGCTTGCCGGGGCTCTGTACGCTGAGATGATGTGCGGAGAGATCGACGAGTACGCGAATGTGATCTTGCCGAATGGCGAGACGTTCGATGTGATCGGAAATTTGAAGTGATTTTGGAAGTGGAATTTCCAGAAATATCCCGAATCCGAACGGCTTAGTGTGGACTTTTCCCCTTCAAGTGACGTATAATAAAGATGTGACGTGAGTGATGTCTTTTGTTTGAGGAGAGAAGCGATGGCTGGTCGAAGTGTTGATTCTGCGTTCGGTGCTGTTGAGATGGCTTCTGCTGTTGTTGCTGCCATGAAAGAGTTTTGGTCAGCTGACTATGTGGAAGGAAAGATGGACGAAATGGAATTCATGATGTTCCGAGCGAGCGAGATCATCGAAGACAGGGGAGTTGCTGAAGTCGCCGGGATCATGGCTGATGCCATTGAGATCGCAAGAAAAGAGGAGAACTGAGATGTTGAAAGGAAAACGAAATGTCCACCCACGGCATGATAGAGCTGTGGAGAGCTTGCTTGATAATCTGGGAGCAGACGGCACGGTGGAACTGTTGGCTCATAAGTTGGGAGAGGTCACGAATGAGCTGGGGGCTCTTGAGCATTACAGCACAAGAGAGCTTGAAAAAGTTGAAGAGTTGATCATTTTGCTGGAGACCTGGAAGGAAAGTGTGTGATGGGAAAGGCAACAAACATCAGCAATCGAGAGACTGAGATCATGGATACGATGGAAGCTTCCATGAACAGTGGAGATCTTGATCCATTCTTCAGAGAAGTTGGTAGCATCTCATTCGTAGAGCTTAACAGCTTCGGAGCTCGCAGCATTTGGATGGTGGCGACAAGTAGGATTGCTGAAGGTGATTGGTTCATACGAACTGAAGCTGCTGAGCACAGGCGATTTAAGAAGCTCCCAAGTGGCTGGGAGCGATGTCCGTTGGGAGTTCCGACAGAGAACTGAGAGGAGAAGAGTGATGATTAGAAAGTGCCAAGAGATTCCACTGGCCCATCCAGAATCAGAGTGCATGTTTGACAATCGGGGAGAAGTACCTTTTGTGGCCACTCCAGGGGCTATCGATATGGTGGGCGGAAGTGAGTCGCTGCTCTGCTGCTTGACGCAGCTTCGGGAGCTGGCGATTCGACACAACGGGCTCGATCGCATTCAGGTGTTCTCTGATGATGAGTGGTCTTCTGATCTGTGGTACATCGAAAATTTTGAAGCCATCACGGCTTTGTTGCCTTCTGAATACTAGAGAGAGAGGAGACTGGTTGGATGGCGATATATCGACAATCGATTCGCTTGCATCGACCGGAGACAGATTCATTTCTGACAGAAGTCCGGAAAATTCCGATGTCCGTGTTTCGTAAAATGGTGGAACGCGGTAGAGACTATTATGTGCAGTACATTGATGAGTGTGCGTACAACGATTTCCCCGGCTGGGAACTGCTGGGGTATCATCTGCCAGACGAATTCATCACAGAAGGTCTGATGGAAGAAGACGAAGACGCTGACGCTGACTTCTATGATGATTTTTGATAATAATTGAGAAAAGTTCCGGAATAATTTGCATCATACTGCGATCATTCCGTACTATGTGAGTGGCTGGCAGAAGAAACCTTGACAGAGGTCTGCCAGTTGGGCAAACTACTTAGGCGAAGTCGTTATGGACAATATGCTTACAATTAGTTCATTCGTGACGCTTCGCCGCTCCGAATCTTAAACCCAGGACCCTGTCAGGTCCTGGGTTTTTTATGTACACACAGTTCATCCAGATCTTAGTTGACGAGAAGCGGGCTGCACTGACAGCACCAGTCAACAATCACTATTGCCCTTGATGTGATTTGAGGTACAGGGCTTCCATACGGTCTCCAGGCACTGAGCTTAGAACGGCTCGATACAATCCTGGTGCAACAATTCAGATTGATTTCTGGATGGACTGCGTGGGTCAAGCGGCAGATGAGAATCCTGTGCCGCTACGCGATCAGACGAACGGCTGGAGAGTCGCTGATCGGGTCAGGACCTAGAGCTTGGAGTCGGGGGTCAGGTGTCACGAGCCGTTGCCGATGATTAAGAGGTGATAGGGTCGGCTTTGAAGTCGGTCATTTCTTAGTGCTCTTTAAGTGGGATTTTCTTCTTTGATCTTCACACTTAAAGAGCACTAAGGCTCCTGAATCAACTTTGAACATTTTTCAAGCTCATCTTTTATCTCTTTCACTCTAACACTTAACTTGCATGGGATGGTTGGCAATGAACCAATTATTTGACACTGAGCCAGAGGTAGTAGTAGCAGAGAAGAAGCAATCAGTGGATCTAGCCAGGTTGCTGTACAACAAACTGTCAGAGAGTAGGAGAGTATTCAGAAAGCACATACTGGCAAAGTGGGCAAAAGAGTTGTCTCTTTTATTGGATCATTATTCAAAGGCTGAGTTGGAAGGGGTGATCCTTTGGTACGCTGATCACTGGAACGATGAGTACATGCCCCAGGCCTATTCAGCAAAGAGCTTTGTCGATAAATTCGCGGCGATAAAAAGAGCCTTCGATTCACAGAATTCTGATCAGTCTTCCGTCACCGATCGTATAATGGAGAACGAACAGAGAGCGGTAAGTCGCCGCTTGTCCCTCATGGAGAAATTGAAATCAAAGGGCAGGGAATGCATAATCGAGTAGAGATCTTGACGCTTTGGACAGAATTGCTTGGACCGAAACAGAACAGTTGTGCGATTGCTTATTTAGCTTCAGAGATCTTCGGAGACGTTCCAGAACAGATGTTGAATGCGGCTGTGGTGTATTCAATCAAGAACGATCGTGGTGCCATACCAGCTGAACTGAGACAGATCATCGACTCTGGTATGTTCGGTGATCTCAAACAGCCAGAGGAGAAAGTGGTTGTCGTCAAGACCTGGCGAGATGTCGTTGATCAGGAAATCAATGACATGGCTTTCAGTTCTCGATCAGAAATGATTGAGCACCTCCAAATGGAAAAGTCAGCTGGGGGTTTGGGCTTTACGTTGGTCGATCCTCAGACAAATAAAGCTTTCGATGTTCTGCAGCGATTGATGGAGGATGTCGAATCATGAGAGGAAGTGAATCCCCACAACAGTATGCAGAGTGGTTATTAGGACAAGAACAGAAACAGGAGACAGTGATGGGAGCGAAGAAGTTTGAGCCTTACGTCTATCAAGCGGAGGTGGTCTCTGTCTACGATGCGGACACTGTAACACTGGACGTGGATTTGGGGTTCAACGTTACGACAGAGCAGAAGTTCAGACTGTACGGAATCGACGCATGGGAGATGCGAGGCGGCGAGCGTTCAAAGGGTACAATTGCAAGAGACTGGTTGAGGGGTCAGATACCTGATGGCTCAACTGTGTACATCAAGACAGAGAAGGACAAGCAAGGAAAGTATGGACGCTACTTGGCGACCATCCACAAAGACATCGGGGGAGGATCTCTGAATGTTAAGTTGGTGGAATTAGGACATGCCGTTTTCAAGGAGTACTGACGTGATCACTGCCTGCTTAACAGACAGCAGAACCAAGATTGAACCCTTCAATTCCACTCACCTCCGGCCAAGAAGGGGATCAAAGTATCATTTGAGTCTGAAGACGATCGAATCAGACGGCTGGCGACAGATACAGAGTGGTCTTGTCTTGGATTGGCATGGGTCAGAATGCACACTTGTGGTACAGCAAGGTGAGTGGCTGCTCGAATGCGACGATAATGTTTGGATGGTCATGATGGACGAGGATCTCAACGCTTGTTACATGGAAACCTCATGAGGACAAAGAAATATGATGGAACTGATTTGCGACGTGTCCTGGTTGGGATGGTCCTTTCTGACGTGGTCTGCTCTCGGATTGCTAGTCGCTGGACTGAGGAGGGATTATTTGATTCTCGCTGGGCGAATCTCGTCGGAGGATGGTGCGTCAAGTATATTCGCAAGCATTCCACAGCTCCCGCTAAAAACATCAGTGGGATCTTCGAGCGATGGGCTGAAATCTCCACAGAGTCTGAAGAAGTAGTCGATGCGGTAGAACGCTTCATTGCAGGTCTGTCAGATGGGGCTGAGGCTCTTGATTCTGATTATCTGCTGGATCTAGCGGACGATCACTTCAATGCCGTACGCTTGAAGTCAGAGCTCAAGCTGGCACAGCTCGAAATCGACAGGGGCTTGGTGAAAGAAGCATCAGAACGGGTTGCTTCAATCAGGAGGGTTGAGCTGGGGGTTGGTTCTTTCGTGGAACCAGCGGCTGATTTTGCTCCCTGGTATCAGGCTTTCGAGAGAGACAAACAGTCGCCTCTGGTGAGTTATCCGGGAGATCTGGGTGATTACTTTGCGGACGCTTTCAAGCGGGGCGAGTTCTACGCTTTCATGGCTCCAGACAAGACCGGAAAGACGGTGTGGCTGGTGGATCTGGCATACCGGGCTTTGCGGAAACGGAACAAAGTGGTCTTCTTCGATTCTGGGGACAGTACCCAGGATGATGTGATGACCCGGTTCGCTTGTCGAATTGCCAATCAGCCGGATATGGATGAAGAGTGCCCGTGCCCGATCGGTTGGGATGATGAAGGTGTTCTTGAGTTGGCTCACGAAAAAGAGAAAGCTGTGAATCCAGCCGAAGCCTTCAAGATGCTGAAGAAGCGGGTTCGATCGGAAGACAGCTTTCGATTGTCATGCCATCCAAACTCCACCTTGTCTGTTGCTGGTATCGATTCGATGCTTTCGGATTGGGGAGATGACGGTTGGAGGCCGGATGTGGTTGTGATCGATTACGCCGATATTTTGGCATACGCTGCCGGATCCGACAATCTGGAACAGATCGATGGCGTTTGGAAGGACCTCCGAAAATTGTCGCAAGAGAGACATTGTCTGGTGGTCACTGCCACCCAATCCAATGCGTCAGCTTACGGCAAGGAGAAGTCTTTGCTGACCAGAAAGAACTTCAGCGGTCGAAAGACCAAGCTGGCCCATGTAAACGGAATGATCGGGATCAATGTGTCTGACGAAGAGCGAGCGACTCATCAGGCTCGATTGAATTGGGTGGTTCGCCGGAAGAGCAGAAATCGAAAAGGGTTCTCCTGCGTCCACACAGCCGGTTGCTATAATTCAGAAAATCCTGTAATAATCAGTAGATTCTGATCCTAAAGGACAAAAGTCCACTATAATGAGGGTGAGTCGAACAGAGTTGTTGGACATACGAATCTTTTCATAGATAGAAAGAATTGAAATGAGTGCTACACGAGTGAGTAAGGTTGCCGCCATTGCGGTGTTCGGGGCTGCTGGTTGGAAAGGTGCCGAATCCTGGCCGATCGATAAGATGTCAGCGAAGTTGAAAGACGTGCCTGACTGCATGGATGACGATTATGTTCCATCCGGTGACAGTGCTGATTTGATCAAGGAAGCTCTTGGGGCGATCGAAGCGGCTGTGATTGATGCCGGTGGAGAAGATCCTACTTTCGAAGTCTTCGAAGAAGCGGCAGCGGAAGCTCCAGCCGAAGACAAGAAAGAAGAAGCTCCAGCCGAAGACAAGAAAGAAGAGAAGTCGGAGAAAGCCAAAGCCAAAGCTGCGGAAAAGGCTGAGAAAGAGAAAGCCAAAGCGGAAAAGGCTGAAGCCAAGAAGCAGCAGGAAGCAGAGAAAGATGCTCGAAAAGCTGAGCGGGAGAAAGCCAAAGCTGAGCGGGAGAAAGCCAAAGCTGAGGCGGTTGCCAATCGTACGATCTCGTGGCAAGCGGCCTGTGCTCGGGTTTTGCGGGACAGTGAAGATGGTTTGAATTCCGACATCAAAGATCTGTCTGCCAGAGTCGTCGCTCTTCGGAAAGACGGCAACGAGAAGACAGCTCTGTGGGCTCTGCGTACGATGATCACAGCTGTTCAGGCTTGGGAATCTACGGCTTCGTAGCCAAGGACCTGGGACAAATGACATGGTACTCAACGAACTCGCACTGTTCGCTGGAGGAGGGGGAGGGATTCTCGCTTCAAAATTACTTGGATGGAATACGATCGGGGCGGTCGAAATCGAAGACTACCCCAGAAGAGTGCTCCTCCAGCGGCAGCGTGACGGGATCCTCGAACCATTCCCAATCTGGGACGATGTCAACACGTTCGACGGGAAACCGTGGAAAGGGCTTGTCGACATTCTTTCGGGGGGCTTTCCTTGCCAAGACGTTTCAGCAGCCGGGAAAGGTGCCGGTGTCCGCGACGGAGAGCGTTCTGGATTGTGGAAAGAGTATTCACGAATCATTGGAGAAGTTAGGCCTAAGCTTATCTTTGCGGAGAATACCCCGCTTTTACCCAGTCGAGGAATGGACCTCATTCTCTCCGATCTTTCCAGATTGGGGTATCATGCAGTCTGGGGGGTGTTGGGAGCTGGGGCACTCGGTGCTCAGCACAAACGTGATCGAATCTGGATACTTGCCTACTCCCACAAAGTTCGACGCTGTCATGTTGGGCAAGGGGCATCCAACAAGAACGGGAACAGAGACCACCTTAGCCCAAAACATGTGTGGGGATCTGAATCCGGTGTGGGTCGAGTGGCTAATGGATTGGCCGATGCGGTGGACAGACTTAAAGCCCTTGGAAATGGGCAAGTTCCAATCGTGGCTGCAGTTGCATTTCAGATCTTGATGCAGTCAGTAGTGGAGGTGCTCGATGAAGTTCCAGAAACACAGTGAAACAAGTTTTGCTGCTGCTGTGTCTATTTTAGAGACTGCGGATACGTTGCGAGCCAAAGTATACAGATACCTAAGAGATAGCAAAGGAGGAGCCACAGACGAGTCGATTCAGTTAGCTTTGGAGATGAATCCATCTACTCAGCGACCTCGACGGGTAGAGTTGCTAGAAGGTAAGTTCATTCGAGACAGTGGACGAACAAGCAATACAATAAGTGGCCGCTCAGCTGTTGTGTGGGAAGTAGTACCTCTCCCTACTGGCCAAGGAGAAGAGAAGCCCGATAAACTAGCTACGTTTTTTTAAGGAGGGTCTAGTGACTAAACGAGTGAACAGAGCCGAGTTTTTGAGTGTGTTGGAATCAGTATCAGC